GGTATCTGGTGTTCATGTGGCATTATCTTTCCACCAGGTGCAGTTACAACTACATCAGCACATACACTAAAGTATGGTGAGTCTGGATGGAACATGATGCCAGCCTTCTTGAGTTCACCACAATTTTTAAGACGAGCTATTTCAAAGTCTAATCTTTTATTAGCAACTGCTTGAGTAGTCATTGCAATCTGTTGTGCTGCAGCTTCATGGCACTGCCTTTGGAATTTTCTATTCAGTGGTATGGAAAGGGTAGCAGATAATCCAGCATTAAATGATTGATTAGCTCTCATATCAGTACGCACAGGTTTAAACCATGATGGTGTCATCTCTCCACCACTATCAACCACATCAGGAACACCATTAGGACTATCTACATCTTGAATGATGGTGATGTCTGAACCATCTGGGAACCATCTTACTTCATCACCATTTTCATCTGTATATGTTCTGTCATCATACCACTCTTCCCAAGGATAGTTCTTTACATTGACATATGTTGGAACCATCTTACCTGTAGCATCAGTAGTATTATATTGTGGTTCGTTATAAAAATCTTCCCAAGGATGCTTTCTACTATCTGCTAACTGTACATATGGTGTAAGGTTAAATGTACTACCTTGACACTGCACTCCACCACCATAGGTATTAGTAATATATGGACCTTGTAAAACTTGTATTGCCTGGTTCGTTACTGAGCCGCTACTATTGGCTATCGGATTAGCAGTAGCACTAAC